TGTTCTTCTTTTTGGTGTTTTTGGTGGTTCTGTTTGTTTCTTTGGTTTGATTTCGACAATGTAATTCTTACCTTCACGAGTCTGAAACCAAAGATCCATGAAGTAACGATGTATCTTATTATCTGTACCACACACATAAGGTATTATAACAGATTCAGAATTCCAATGCACGATTGAATCATTGGCATCAATCCATCGAAATGTATTCCTTTCCCAGAGTGATCGATACACGATATCCTTTACATCGCCTACATACTTTTCTGGATGTTTTGGTGTAAATTTTCCTTTGTAAGCCATATAAATAATACTATAACCGTCGATAGGACTATTTATCATTCATGGCTCAGCTTAAGTATCCAAATAACATTGCCGACACCAACGTCCCATTCGTCTTGTTTACTACTCAAGTGCCGACGTATAACGTGGTGAACGAATCACTTTCAAATACAGTCGGCGATACATCCGTCGCATTGTATCTTCCGATTGGGTTTTCGGTCGCAGATTCACTTCAATACTCGACGTTTGAGGAAGGATTGGTTGGTGGTGCTATATCACGATTCCTCGAAGAAAATGAGGGTGCAGATGTTAGTATGGGAGGGGCGATGCGGGCATTGGCAGATACTGGCAGAGATCTCGGCGATACAAGAAGAGCGGCAAGTCTTGCTGGAGAAAATGTTCGTGCAATTGTAGATCGTCAAACAGGAAGAGTTGTAAACCCTCGTGAGTTTATGTTATTCAAGGCGCCATCACTTCGAGCATTTTCCTTTTCATTTCGATTCGTACCAGAAAATGAATCTGAAGCTAAAATCATACCTGATATCATTCGTTTCTTTCGTTCTGCTGCATATCCTGGCACGGCAAATCGTCTGGACTATACTGTTCCAAATGTGTTTAAAATCATATTTAAGAATACGTCGACAATGATTAATCTGCCTCAGTTGGCATGTACTTCTGTATCGACTTCATATAATCCCACTTCTCTGTCATATCTTCGGGACGGCAATCTTCCTTCTGAGATTACTCTTGAACTAGGGTTCCAAGAACTTACGGCACTAACAAAAGAAAACGTACAGGCTGGATTTTAATTATGGCATTTTACTTTTCTTATTTTCGCCGAGAGGACTATTTGTTTTCGGATAATACAGTCCGAAGAGTGGCAAACATTTCTCAGTATTCTGCAATCTTTGCAAGACTTGCTGATGATGCCACGTTTTATACTTATTATACGATGCAGGGAAATGAACGACTTGACCAAATTTCACAGAGATTATATAATACGCCGGAATATTATTGGACAATACCTCTTCTGAATGATCGTATTATCAATATTTGGAAAGATTTATCATTCGAACAAAATACTTTGGATGTTCGGTTAAGGAACAAATATCCAGGAGATGCACTTATACTTGACTCCGGTGAAACTGTTGTCGGTAAGTTTGATCTTGGAGAAAGCCTCATCCACGAAATATCAGGAAAGAAAGCAACACTTGCCAATACCTTTCCGACACTTGGATATATTCGAGTGGTTGATATTGAAGATGGATTCCCCCAAGAAAATTCAACATTTGAAATTATAGGAGAGGATTCAGGCGACTCTGTAGTAATTGCTAATCGTATTCCCTATCATACAGCACCTCGGTATTTTGTGGACTCGGAAGGAAACTACGTTCTTTCGACAGATACGTCAGGAATACCTGTTACAATTCGTGAACTTGAAATTGCACAAAATGATGAACTGTCTCAGATACGAGTGGTTCGACCGGATCAGATTCGGGATGTCGTATCACAATTTGTTTCTGAAATGAAACGAGGTAATTGATGAGAGCGTCTGACCGGAGTCAAATTAACCCCAAGAGTCTTGAGGACTTTTCAATCTTCATTACCGTATACAACGGCAATGAGTATGACATATCTGCCCTTATTACTGAAGTATCAATATTTGAATCGATATATAACTCATTTTTATATGGTGAAATCATCGTACTTGATAACTCGGCAATGCTGTCAAAATTGCCCATCATCGGTCAAGAAAGAATTAAATTTGCATGGTTCAGAGACGAAGAACGAGTTGAAAAAGAATTCTTTGTCGTCGGCGTATTCGATGCCAAACAAAACCTTCCGGGTGTTGGTTCATACGGTCTGACTATCACTTCAGAAAAGCAGGTGCGGAATGCGATTTCTCTTTTCTCTAAGTCATATCGTGGGCGTGGCGATGAAATCATTCAGTCGGTGTATCAAGAATTTCTCGATGTCGACATTGAAGTAGATGCAGAATCAAAAACTGCTCATTCAATTGTATTTCCGTATATCAAACCTCTTGCCGCATGTGACATGGTACGAAAAAACATTCTTGCCGAGGATGGAACTCCGTTTTTTATTTTTGAAAAATTTTATGATGATCCGGGTAGGGAATCTACTGTCCTGACTTCGTATGGGCAAATGTATGAACAGAAACCACTTCGAAAAATTCAGCCTGAGATTGGTGGAGATGTTGACAAACGTGGTCAGATATATAACTACCAAATTATGAGGGCATACGACACGCTCGAACAACTGACAAAAGGCGCCTTTGCATCATCAACCATTACAGTTGATCCGATGGCAAACCGTGTCGAAATATTTGACTTTAACTTTCGTAAACACGCCGAACCGATAGCAAAGGACAATATATCGGTCGACTTTGGATTTTCACCATCGGAATATCACCGAGGTTTGATCGGCGAGGCTACTCCAGATGATACGATACCTGTTCATAAGTTATATGAAACAAACTTAACATACACGCTCAAGAACATCTATGCATTTGCCAATGAAGACACGACACGTGAAGGAGAGAACCTTAACCCTCCGACACTTGGATCGTTGAATCCTCTTGATAGATCAATTGTTAATTCATATGACACTCGACTCAAGAACAATACATCGGTAATGATACACATGGATTCTGTTGCATACGAAGGTATTGATTCCCAACAAGGGTTTGGTGTCGGAAAAACCGTTGAAGTAGATTTTCCTAAATTTGCACCAAAACTTGAGGATGATACCGGAGTTCGTGATCTGATCAACTCAGGTAAGTATTTGATATCTGCAGTTCGACATTACATTAGCGGTAATGAATACACAATGACACTCGAGTTGATTCGTGATGGCATGGGGGAGGATGCAGAATTGTATCCGACGGGTGTCCCAGAAATTGATCGTGAACCACGTGAAAGGGAACAGATTTATGAACCTATTGAGTAGTAAGCTTGCGCTTGGCATTGTTGAAGATCGACATGATCCTCTTCAGATGGGTCGTGTACGCGTACGCGTGTTTGGTATTCATTCACCCGATCGTAAGAATGACATACAGATCGAGGATCTTCCTTGGTCAATTGTAATGCAACCGACGAATACATCGACCACCGCATCGACGATATCTCAACTTGTCGAAGGTACATGGGTCGTGGTCATGTATCTGGACGAAAACCTACAAGATCCGATGGTCATTGGTGCGGTACCGGCAGCCGCTCCAGAGGGCGAGATCAACTATGAATTAGGGTTTACCGATCCGTTTCGTCAGAATCCTCGATTCCAGTCCGAAACCAATTCACCGAGACAAAACCTCTCGACCACATCTTTGATCGGTAAAGAGGACGAGTGGACAGAACATCCGACGTATGATACTCGACGTGAAAAACGACGTACGGAAATTCCTCTTGCAAGAAAGTACGAAACAACAACAGTGCTTTCTGATTCAAGTACCGAAGATCCTGAAACATGGGATGAACGTGATCTCCGTGGAGCTGATGATATTGATGCGGCAGATTATCTGTCACAATATCCGTACAATACGGTTCGTGAATATGAAGGAGGTCTGGTTGAAGAGTATGACTCAAGTCCTCCGACCGAAAGTGGTGAGGAAAGATCAAGGATCACGGAGATGCATCCTTCAGGATCGTATCGTGAGATCATCGGAGACGGTTCAACGACCTTTAAGATTGTCGGAGACGGATACAGTATCACACTCAAAGATCAGTATATGTATGTACAAGGGGATCTGAACGTAACCGTNGAAGGNGACATGCGGCATCTCGTGAATGGCGATTATATTCTCGAGGTTCGAGGCGATTATGTTCAGAAGGTTGACGGTAATCGAATCGGAAAGATCCAAGGAAACGACGCGCTTGAGGTTCTTGTGAATTCGTCGACCAACGTATCCGAAAATCATTCACTCCGAGTGGGTACAGACGCATTCAATCTCATAGACGGCAATTCGACTCGAGTTGTTCGAGGGGATGAAACTCATACTGTTCTGAATGACGTATCACTCGTCGTCGGTAACGATATGTCGATTGGTGTTGGAAATGATCTTCGATTTGGTGTCACGAATGATCGGGCAGATGTGATCGGTAACGAATATACAGTCGAGGGCGTCGGAGTGATTACAATTGACTCAGATGCTCTTGTACAGGTTAATCCATAGGAAGCGGTATGGCAGATCAAATTTTTGATACATTGTGTGGTGAATCGGGAATCATCACTCGAATCAATGAAGCACAAAGAGCATATCAGACAATCCTCACGGGCGG